GGAGAAAAACTGGAGCCGAGCGCGCAGACCAACACCGCCAGAGCCGTTGAAGCGGCGGCCGACAAGGCGGCAACCGCAAGCCAAAACAGCTTTGCCGCGGTGTTTGCAGCGGCGGGCTGGCTGGATTTCGTCGGCGATGCGGCGATCGCGTGGGTGAACGAGGCGTTAACCTCCATTCAATCCTCCATGAATTTATCGATTTTATCCGGCGATTTGCTGCCGGGTTTTCTCTCCGGTCTGAGCGGCATTTCGATCCGGCTGACGGCAATGGTCAGATCGCCCTCGCTGCTGGCGAGTTCGCTGTATGCCCAGGTCAGCGGGCTATTCAATGTGACCTCGACCTATTCCGGCGCGCTGACATCGCTGCGATCGCTGTTCGATTTCGGCGCGAATGCGCAGACCGTACCGCAAACTACGCCGAATCGCCGCCAGCAGGCGGCCAATCAGGCCGCTGTCATCACACTGGTTCGGCAGGCGGCAGCGATCGAGGCGTCTCGCGCGCTGGCAAACATTACGCCGGCAAACTACAACGACGCGATCGCGCGGCGCGATGAGGTCGCGGGACAGCTCGAAACGCTGGCCGAAACGGCCGATGATGAGGTGTATGCAGCGCTGACCGATCTGCGTATCGCCGTGGTGAAAGACATCGCGATCCGCGCGGCCGATCTGTCGCGCCTGGTGCAGCATCCCATGCAGAACACCCTGCCGGCCGTGGTGGTGTCCTACCGGATATACGGCAGCACCGCCCAGGCCGATGACATCGTGCAGCGTAACAACGTCAGCCATCCCGGTTTCGTGCCGGGCGGCCGCTCGATCGAGGTATTGAGCGCATGAGCGTGGAACTGATCGTCAATGGTAAGCGCTTCGGCGGTTGGGAACGGATTAGCATTGATCGCGGCATCGAGCAGATGTCCGGTTTATTCGATCTGACGGTGACGGATAAATGGAACTCGCCGACCGGTCAGCTGATGGCCGAGATCAAAGCAGGCCAGAGCTGTGAAGTCACAGTCGCCGGCAGTACGGTGATCACCGGCTATATCGACGCTGTGCATCGCGGCTACGACGCACGATCGCATGAAATCAACTTATCCGGCCGCGATAAGGCCGGCGATTTGATCGATTGTTCGGCGATCTATAAAACCGGCGCCTGGTCCAACAAACGAATCGAGCAAATCGCAGCCGATTTATGTGCACCGTTCGGCATCAAGGTATCTGCGCAAGCACCCACCGGTGCAGCACTGCCGGCGTTCAGCATCCAGGAGGGCGAGACCGTTTACGAGGCGATCGAGCGGGCGGCCAGGATGAGGGCTCTGCTGGTTATTTCGGATGGCCTGGGCGGTATCGTATTGACCCGCGCAAGCCGCGCAAGAGCCCCGGCCGATTTGATCGAGGGGCAAAATATTTTGCAAGCGGACGGCGAATTCAACATGGCCGATCGATTCAGCGATTACATCATCAAGGGCCAGGCGCAAGGCGACGACAACATACACGGCGCGGCAGTTGCACATCCGTCCGCGACCTGCAAGGACTCAGGCGTGCCACGATACCGCCCATTGATCGTGATCGCAGAGGATCAGGGCGGTACGGCGACATTTGCCGAGCGAGCGACGTGGGAACGCAATATCCGCGCCGGGCGCGGTACCAGAGCGACAGTTACTGTCAACGGCTGGGCCGTCGGCGGCAAAGTGTGGCAGCCGAACACGATCACACGGCTGACGTCACCATTTCTCAATGCTGATCATGAGTTGCTGATCGCCTCTGTACGATTCACGCTAGACGATCGCGCGGGCGCGCTGACCACGTTGGAACTAGCTCGGCCAGAGGCATATGACACGATCATAGAGGACGTAAGCCCCAGGCGTAATAAGAAAAAGAAACAAGCCGACGAGGAATGGGACGGAGGCGAACTATGATCAAGACGATCAATAAAGTTACCGCGCCCCTGGCGCGCCGGGTCGGCCTGATGGTCGCGCGCGGCGTGCTGTCGCTGGCCAACGATGCGCTGAAGCTGCAAAGCGTGCAGGTCAAGCTGCTGGACGGCGAGGTGCGCGAGATGGAGCGCTTCCAGGATTACGGATTCACCAGCGCGCCGCTGGTGGGTGCCGAGGTGGCGGCGGTGTTCGTCGGCGGTAATCGCGATCACGGCCTGGTGCTAGCGATCGATGATCGCCGCTACCGGATCAAGGGCCTGCAAGCCGGCGAGGTGGCGATCTACGACGATTTGGGCCACGCCATCACATTGACCCGCGCCGGCATCGTGATCAGCGGCGCCAGCCACTCTATTAATATAGTGAACTGCCCGCAGGTGGGCGTGACCGGCGGCGACGTGATCGCCGACGGCATCAGCCTGAAGACGCACAAGCACGGCGGCGTGGCAGCGGGCGCAGCGCAAACGGGAGTGCCGGTCTGATGAGCGACATCAAAACGGTCTTCATCAGCTTCGAACAGGGCGCGGTTTACCTACAGGACGCGCTCGGTCTGGCCGAAGACGATGGCCTGGAAACGGCGGTGATCATCAGTCTGTTCACCGATCGCCGCGCCGAGGATGACGATGTGATCCCGGACGGCGGGCAGGAACGCCGCGGCTGGTGGGGCGATGATTTTAACGAGGATGCGGCGGACCGCATCGGTTCGCGGCTGTGGCTGCTGTCGCGCGAGAAGCAACTGTCCGAAGTATTGAACCGTGCCCGTCAGTATGCCGAGCAGGCGCTGCGCTGGTTGATCGATGACGGCGTCGCCGAGTCGGTCGATGTGGTGGCCAGTATCCCGCGCGCCGGCGTCCTGGGGTTGCAAGTGGCGATTCAGCGGCCGAGCAATCCGGTTATCCGATATCAGTTTGAAAGTTTTTGGAGCGCATAAATGGCATTTTCGCGGCCTGTACTCGGTGATCTGATCACTCGGGCGATTAACGATATATTGGCGCGGCTGCCGGGCAGCGACGCGGCGTTACGCCGCTCGAACCTGAACGTATTGGCGCGCGTGCATGCAGGCGCGGTGCACGGGCTGTATGGGTTTATCGACTGGGTATCGAAGCAGGTGATGTACGATACGGCCGAGGCCGAATACCTGGAGCGATGGTCTACCATCTGGGGCGTCAACCGCCTGGCCGCGGCCTTCGCGACCGGATCAGTCACCGTGACCGGCGTCAACGGCACCGTCATTCCGGCCGGTACCGAGTTGCAACGGGCCGACAATGCGCTATACACCACTGATGCCGACGCGACCATCGCGGCCGGTACCGCGACCGTCGCGGTCACCGCCAGCGCCGCCGGCGCTGCAGGCAATGCCGGCAGCGGTACCGCGTTGGCGCTGACATCGCCTATCGCCGGCATAGATTCGTCGGTGACGTCCGGCGCGCTGTCCGGAGGCGCCGATGCCGAGACCGACACGGCCCTGCGTTCGCGATTTATCAATCGCATTCAACAGCCGCCGCACGGCGGCGCCGAGTACGACTACGAGACCTGGGCGCTGGAAGTTGCGGGTGTGACGCGCGCATGGGTTTATCCCGGCGAAAACGGCGCCGGTTCTGTCGTCGTGCGTTTTGTACGCGATAACGATGTTTCTCTGATACCCGATGCGGGCGAAGTGGCGACGGTGCAGGCGTATATCGATACGGTGCGCCCGGTGACGGCGCAGGTATTGGCGGCCGCGCCAGTCGCCGTGCCGCTTGATTTCAGTATCCAGATCACCCCGAACACGCAGGCGGTCAAGGATGCGGCGGCCGCAGAGCTGGCCGATCTTATCTCGCGCGAGTCCGAGCCCGGCGGCACGCTGTATCTGACGCATATCCGTGCGGCGATCAGCGCGGCTGCCGGCGAGACCAACTATTCAATGACGGCGCCGAACGCTGATGTCGTCAGCGCGACAGGCGATATGACGACGATGGGCACGATCACATGGCTATGATCTCCGCCGATTATCTGGCGCAGCTGCAAGCGCTGCTGCCGGGCGGTCTGGCCTGGGGGCGGCAAGTTGGCGTTGTGCTGACACGGTTGTTGTCTGCCTGGGCCGACGAGTTCGCGCGCGTGGATCTGCGCTGCGCCGATCTGATCGCCGAAGCGGACCCGCGCACCACGCATGAAATGCTGGCAGATTGGGAGCGGGGCGCCGGATTGCCCGATGTGTGCGTGACCGTCGAGCAGACGATCGAGCAGCGGCGCGCGGCGCTGGTGTCGAAACTGACATCTACCGGCGGCCAAAGCCGGCAGTATTTTATTGCCCTGGCCGAAGCGCTGGGCTATGTCGGCGCGACCATCGACGAGTTCTCGATGCTGACGTGCAACGATGATTGCAACGATTCGATGTACGGCGTCGACGCCCATTTCGCCTGGCGGCTGAATCTGTCTACCGCGACATCCGTTTTTCAAATGTCGTGCAATAGCGACTGCAACAGTGCGTTGCAGAGCTGGGGCGACGACGCGATCGAATGCCGCGTCAGCAGGCTGAAACCGGCGCACACGACAGTTTTATTTGCCTATCTATAGGAATCATCATGCAACGAATCACCACAGCCACAAAGGCGGTAGACCTGTTCGGCGCCGGCAAGCACGGATTTAAGGACGGCAATCCAGGATTGGGTATTGTCGCCACGCAGCTCAGTGCGGCCATTTTCAACTCGATACAAGAAGAGCTGTGCACAATCATCGAGGCCGCCGGCATTACGCTGGACGAGGCCAATCGTGCGCAATTGGCGGCGGCGCTGCAATCGGGCAAGCTGCTGTCGGCCACGGCCGGCGGTACCGCCGATGCGATTACCGCGACGTTCACGCCGGCCATTGCCACCCTGACCGGCGGCATGAAAGTGCGTGTCCGCGCGGCCAGCGCCAATGCGACCACGACGCCGACCTTCGCGGCAAATGCGCTCGCGGCAAAGACGATTGTAAAAGCCAATGGTGTGGCGCTGGTTGCCGGCGACATCGCCGGAGCCGGGCATTGGTTATATCTCACTTATGACACCACGCTGGATGCGTGGGTGCTCGGTAATCCCGCTGCGACGTTTGCGTCGAATACAGAGGCGCAGGCATTATCGATCACCAACAAAGCGATTAGCCCAGGCACATTGGCCGCTGCTTTTCAGGGCAGCAATCAGTCCCTTGCATCGAGCGGCTATCAGAAACT